TTACGTGTATGGAGTGTAATGAACACGTAATTGCAAAAGAGGTGTATAAAAATCAAAATGTAGTATGTCCTTTTTGTAAAAATAAATTTAAAGTTAGGATTTATAAGAATGGAAGAATTAATATATCAATAAGATAATTAGCAATTCAAAAATATTATGAGCAAATATGAGAAGAGAGGAAGAGAAAGTGAGTTTTATAATTATATGGCTGATAATAGCATTAATAATATTGGTATTTTTCTATGGAGCAGGTGGAAAGTAGGAATAATTTAAAATATAGTGCAGTAACTCCAGAAATAGAGGATAGCAATATTGGGGCTTGGAAGGTTCGACACCTTTAATCCTCTAGGATCTGCATGAAAATAATAAGGAGGAAAAATGAAATACAAGTTTAGTGATAAAGAACAAAAGATACTTTTAAAAAATTTAGTAATCATATGTGATACCAGAGAGCAGAGATGGGAACACATTAAAGATTACTTTGATAGAAAGAAAATAAAATATAAAGTTGAAAAATTGGACCAAGGAGATTATAGCTGTTGCATAGCTTCAAATGAAGAAACTAAGCCTTTAGGAGTTAATAGAGATTGGTACTTCAGCAATGATATAGCTATAGAAAAGAAAAATTCAGTAGACGAGCTTATTAGTAGCATAAAGGATAGAGATAGATTCGAGAATGAATTTGCAAGACTTAAGATGTATAACACAAAAACTTTTATGTTTGTTGAAGATCTTAACGGATATGCAAAATTAGTAGCTGGAGATTTTAAAAGTCAATATTCATCAGCTGCAGCAGTAGGATCATTCGAGACATTTACAGCGAGATATGATTTAAATGTTCAATTCATAGATAAAAAAACTACTGGATATAGAATATACAAAGCATTGTATTATCACATTTATGAATTGTTAAAAAATAAAGGATATTTTGAAGAAGGTGCTATATTTGAGCCAGAAGCAGCAGGAATATAATTTACTTTTAAAAAGAATAGGAAATGCAGAAGCAATGCTAAACAATATAGATTCTTTAAGAGCAGAAGGGAAAGCTCCAAGGGAAGATGATTATTATATTAATGCATTTGTAAAATTAGTTTTAATGCTTGGAGAAAAAAGTGTTGAAGTTGAAAAGGAGCTAAGAAGAAAGATGACATATGAAGAAAGGCAAAGAGGATTCAATAACAAATGAGCGGAGGTGTAATTTTTGAATGAATTACAAAACATTGATTTAAAGCAATTAATAGAAAATGAAACAGGACAAGCATTTACAAGGGACAACAAAATATGTTGTCCTTTCCATTCAGAAAAATCACCTTCTTTTAGTGTGAGATTTAATTCTGATAATAATAAATGGCAATGGAAGTGCTTTGGTGGATGCAATACATCAGGTGATGCTATAGATTTTATAATGAAATACAAGCACATGGACTATAAGGCGGCTAGAGAATATCTAGGTATGGAAAATAAAAAAAGTGATAAAGAGCTTGAACTTGAAAAAATAAAAAACTTTATAAAATGGCAAATTGAAAAGACAGAATTTAAGAAAGGCTACAAACTTAAAGGATTGTTTACATTTGTTAATGAGAAAAATGAAGTTGTTTATTATAAAGCAAAATTCATTCAACCAGATGGAAAGAAATGTAGTTCTTATTATCACATTGAAGGAGATAAAGTTATTAATTCTAGGGGAGCAGATGAACTTCCATATAACTTATATAACGTTGTAGAAAGCATAAGACAAGGAAAAATATTAATAGTTGTTGAGGGTGAAAAGGATGCTAATACGATAAATTCACTTTTCAAAAATAATAAATATGTAGCAACTTCATTAAAGGGAGTTAAAGATTTTTCTATTCTTAAAGGGCTATATGCTTGGATATATGTAATAAAAGATACTGGAGAAGCAGGAGAACAATATGGAAGAAAAATTTGCGAAGAACTAAATCCACCTTTAAGAAGTGATGAAGAAGATAGACCTGCATTTAAATTTATAAATTTACCAGGATTAAAAGCTTTAGGGGATAATAAAGATGTAACTGACTGGATAGAAGCCGGTCATGATAAATATGATTTATTAAAAGCATTTAAAAGAAGCTTAGATATTAATTCAAGATATGATCTACAACAAGACTTCAAAGGTATATATAAACAAATAGAAAAACATGGAGATTGGAAAAAAATCTACATAACAGACTTTAATTTATTAGAAGCTAAAAGAATGAGATACGTTGATGATGATACAGAAGGGGTCAAGCTTATATTAAAAAGTTGTACTGGAGAAGTAATAGAAAAAATAGGACCATCTACTGTATTTGATGATGTTAAATCATTTAAAAACTTTTTAGGGTCATTAGACTTATCTTTTAAAGGTAAAATTGATGATTTAACAGAGCTTAAAGGTTGGATAAATATGTATTGGGCTATTGAAAATGAAGAATTGCATCAAGGAATAAAATTTGTGATTCAAGATGATCAAGTAAAACTAATAACTAATGAAGGAACAATAACTTCAAAGGGAATTGATTATTCAATAAAATCTGACAAGAAAAACAATGTAGAAATATTAAAAAGCGATTTTATAACTAGAGAAGAGTTAAATGAACTAAAGAAAAGAATATTTAGGTTTGCCGAAAGTGATAAAACAATACCTATTATAGGAACTATTATTAATAATTTAGCGGTTGCTCATATGACAGCTATAAAAGAAAAATTTCATCATTTACTTATTGTAGGAGAAAGTGGTTCAGGTAAATCTACTATATTAAGCAATATTATAGCAACTATATTAAATTATCCATCAAAAGATATAAAATCAATTGGATTGATTTCAAACGCAGGACTTACAACAGATTTAAGCTCTGGCAATTATACCTCTCTTTATGATGAGTTCAAACCTTCATCACTTGATAAATATAAAATTCAAAAGCTTAGTGAGTATTTAAGAAATTTATATGATAAAACAACAGTAACTAAAGGAAGTAAAACATTTGAAAATAAAGATTTCCAACTTACAAGGCCAGTAATAATGGCAGGAGAAGAAAGTTACCCTAATAATGAAAAAGCTCTTATAGAGAGAAGCTGCATTGTTTATTTAAGTAAAAAGGAAAGAACAGAGAGAAATAGCCAAGCCATGAAGTGGCTAATAAAAAACGAACTTTTATTAAAAAAATTAGGCAGAAGTTTAATTGACATAGTTATCAATATGACACTTGATGAATACAGGGATATAAGAGAAAAAGTTAAATTAAATATTATAGAATTCAGCGATAGACCTTTAAACACAGCTATTAACATAGCATCAGGCATAGAAATATTTAATTTATTATTAGCCAAACATGAATTTAAAGTTTTTGAAGGATATGAAAAATATATTGTTAAAAATATAAAAGAGGAAGTTTTAGAAAATGGCGAAGAAACAAAGTCTACTATTGAGAGAATGTTAGTACTTTACAATCAAATGCTTGAAGATGGAAGAGCAGGATTAACAGAAGTAATTCAAGTTAAAGCTGATGGTCTTTATATTAAAACATCTGAAATGATTAATGAAATATTTGATTTTGTTAACAAGACTGGATCCGCTGAAGTTATTCCTTTAAAACTGAAAGATTTTAAAAAGCAAGCCATGAAAGCAGGATATCTAATAGGAACTGGTGCATCATCTAAAGTTATTTTTATAAATAAGAAAAGTGTAAGATATGATATTTACTCAATAGAAAGGATGAAAGAGTTAAATGTACCAGCAATAATTGAACCTGATTTTATGGAAGAAGCAAACATTGATAAGAATGGAAAAATTATAGATGGAGTGTTCTAGGAGCACTCTCTTGAAATTATTGCAAATAATATGGAGGGTTTAAAATGCATATAGGGGATAAAGTTAAAAATGTTAGAGATGGAAGAGTAGGAATAGTTATTAGAATATTCAATAGTGGTTGTATATCTGTACTAGAAAACATTTCGCCAGTAGTTATTAATACACATGATAGTGAAAAAACACTAGAGTTAATAGAAGAAAACAGTGTTAAAATTTTTGATGAAAGAGATAAGGAGTAAAGAAAAATGAAAATTCATGAATTAAAAATATTTCCTCAATTCTTTGAAAAAGTTTTAGATGGTAGCAAGACTTTTGAACTTAGAAAAGATGATAGAGGATTTGAAGTTGGAGATATTTTGATATTAAAGGAATTTAGACAAGGTCTTATAGATTGTACTCAAGGAGAGCCAATAGTACTCGAGGAAAAAGGATATACAGGAAGAGCAATAGAAAAAGAAATTTCTTATATATTTAAAGGTGGTTATCCAGGAATGGGCTTAAGAAAAGGATTCAGTATATTAGCTTTAAAAGATCCAAACAAATCAACAATTAATAATTGGATAAATAATAAGCAATAATACTCTTAACTAATATATTCGTAAATGATAATAAATAGAAAATGAAAGGATGAAATTTATGATAAAAATAAAGAAATTAACAGAAGATGCAATTATTCCTCATAGAAGTAGAGAGGGAGATGCTTGTTTTGATTTATATACTAGAAAAGATTGTGTCATTTTAGCTAAAAGCAAAGATATAGTTCCTACTGGAATAGCAATGCAATTAACCAAAGATTTAGAAGCTGAAATAAGACCACGTTCAGGTATAAGTTTAAAGGGATTAGAGTGCAAACATTTTGGAATAGATGAAACTGTAATTGCAGATATAGATGTTATACAAGGGACTATTGATAGTAATTATAGAGGAGAAATAAATATAATTCTAAGAAATAATAGCAGCCATGACATTGTAATTCCAAGATATACTAAACTAGCCCAAATGAAAATCAACTGTGTTCCAGAAGTTGAGTTTATAGAAGTTGAGGAGCTATCAGAGAGCAACAGAGGAGAAAATGGTTTTGGTAGTAGTGGAATATAAAAATATTAATAAAAATTATTATATTTAACATTCGGATTTATAAAGCATTTATCCTGGAATAATTAAATATTAAGGCAAATATTCCAGGAATATTTTTAGGGATTTACGAACATTAAAAAATAAGGAGATTAAATATGTTGTTAAAAGAAAATTTAGATAAAAGAATATGCGATTGTGAGCCAGATGCTGACAACACTTTAACTTATAGAGAATTTATAAGAGCTTCTGAAGAAGAATTTGAAATGGAAGAAGCAAATTTAGATTCAATGACTGAAGAAGAATTAAAAGATTACTTAAACTTTATTGATTATTTATATGAAAAGTAATTAGTAATTCAAAAGAGGTGTAATATGAAATTTCAATTTATAAAAAATTGTCCTAAAAATAGTTACACTATGAACAAAAGCTATAGAAAATATAATATTATTGATAATTGCTATATCTGGGATGAAAATTCAATAATTCGTTATGGGAAAAATACTATTGAATATATCCCAAGAGAATATTTAAAAGAATATAAACATTAGAAAAGCCTTTAAAGAGTGGAGGAGATAATTTGGACAAGGATCTATTCAAAAAAACGGAGGGTGAGTTATACAATTATAAAGGGTTAGATATAAAAATTAAGAGCATAGAAATGGATATAGAGATGCTACAGAATGATATAACATTAAAGGCAATTAATTATAATGAAAAATCAGGACCAACTAATGCATTTAATAGTTCAGTAGAAAATGAAGTTATTAGAAGAGATGAAGTGGTTAAAGAGCAGATCCAAAAGTTACAAAATGCTAAGAAATTTTATATGATTAAAAAAAATAAAATTGAAAATGCATTGCAATGTTTAAATGATGAAGAAATAAAGCTAGTTGAAATGAGATATTTTCAAAAGGTAAAAAATAATTGGACTAAAATAGGATTTAATTTAGGAATGGATAGAATGACATGTTCCAGGTTGAGAAATAAAATAATAAAAAAATTATCAGACTTTATATTTAATTAAATGAGGCCAGGCAATTTGCTTGGCTTTTTAATTACAATAAATCAGTATTTGTAATTAAAGTGTAATATTTTTGTAATTTATAAAAATAGCGTGGTTAAGCCATTTCTGTATATTATATATAATATATATTACATTATTACATAAATATAAATATATATATTATATATAGCAATACATTCAATCATATATATATCATTACGTATATATATGTGAAGTTTTTTAAAATATGTAATTCTGTAATGTTTAGTCTAAAGTATTGAAAATACTAGGTTTTAAGCCTTACATTTAGTAGAAATCATTATGTAAACATAAATGTAATATTACTTCTACTTAATTTATATCTTAGTTGTTACTAAGATGTTAGGTTTTAATATTTTTAAGGTGTTAAAATAGTATCATAGAGATTTATCTGAAAGGCACATATATTTAATTGTATGTGTCTATTTTTATGTAAAGTTGTAAAGAAAGTAGGTGATGTTATTATGGTTGATAAAGAGTTAAATGAGAAGCAATTAAAAGCTATTGAGTTATTAGTGCAAGGTGAGACTATAACTGATGTTGCTAATATAATTGGTGTTAGTAGAATTAGTGTTTCTAATTGGAAAAATAATAATGAAATATTTAAGGCAGAGCTTAACAAAAGCATTCAAATGCTAAAATCTAATGTAGACAGTAAAATATTAAACAATATAGACCCTTTAATAGATAAATTAATTAAGATAGCCCTTAAGAGTTCATCGGATAAGACTTCTTTAGATGCTATAATATATGCTCTTAATAGAGTACTTGGAACTCCTACTAATAAGATACAAGATGTTAATAATAATGTAGATAAGGATTTAACTCCTGTTAATATAGAGGAGATGTTATGCCAAATAAACATAGACAATAAAGGCAAAGATAATATTTAATGTGTTTGTTTGCGGTATACTTAAAAGCAACACTAATAATACATCTAAAAGTATTTCATAAGAGTTAAAAAACATAAAACAAATGTTTCAAAAATAAACATTGACTTCAAACAAACAAAAGAATATAATATTATTGTAGATTGAATGCAGGGGGGTACATTCTAAATTTGATATTTGGAAACCCTGTGCGACTAGGTCTATAAAATTTTATTATATTTTTTAAAACGAGGTGTTTGTATGAGAATATATGGTTATTCAAGAGTATCAACAAAGGAACAAAATTTAGATAGACAATTAGTAGAGCTAAGAAAGTATGTAGATGATAGATTTATATTCCAGGATAAAGTTAGTGGTAAAGATTTTAATAGACCAGAATATCAATTAATGAGAAAAGTTGCTCAAAAAGGTGATGTTATATATGTAAAATCACTAGATAGACTTGGAAGAAATAAATCTGAAGTAAAACAAGAACTTGAATATTATAAAAATGAGGGTGTAAGAATTAAAATATTAGATATTCCTACATCAATGATGGATATACCAGAGGGCCAAGAGTGGCTTATGGATATGATTAATAATCTTTTGATTGAAGTTTTAGCAACCATGGCAGAACAAGAAAGATTAAATATAAGACAACGTCAGGCCGAAGGGATTGCTATAGCAAAAGAACAAGGAAAATATAAAGGAAGAAAAGAAATAGATTTTCCTGACAATTGGACTGAAGTTTATGATCAATGGAAGAATAGAAAAATAAAAGGTAATGAAGCTATGGAGAAGTTGGGACTTAAAAGAAATACCTTTTATAGATTAATAAAAAAATATGAAGATAAAAAATAAGTACTTAGTAAATTCTAAGTACTTTTTTATTGATATTAAGAAAGGAGTGTTTTGGATGATATATTATGATGGATTGAAATTTGATGTTGAAATTAAATATGAAGTTTATCTATTAAATAAATATTTAGTTAAACATTATAATGAAGAAACGGCCAAGATACTTCTAAATAAATATAATAGTGAACTTGATACTCTTGCTAAAGCATTAGGTGAAAGAGATATTGAGTTTTTTTGTCTTTATTTTATGAGTGATACCTTCGTAGTTAAAGATAGTAATACTAATAGAGAATTATCTAAAGGTCATTATGAGCTTTGGGGAGTAGCAAACAATATATTTATTGAAGATTTATATGATAAAGCTGCGATTATAGAGCCAAGGGGAATGGCTAAGACTACTATCTTTGATATGTCTGTTAGTGTATGGTTACATTGCTATAAAAAATCTTCATTCACTTTATTAGGAGCAAAAACAGATACAGATGCAACTCAATTCCTTGATTCTATAAAAAAGATATTCAACGAAAATAAAAAAATAATTAAATGTTTTGGCAAGTTAATTAATGCAAAAATACTTAAAGGTAATGGTGAAAAGTATACTGTAAATGCAAATGAAGTTGAATTTACAAATGGAACTTATATAAAGACTGTTGGGTCTGGAACTTCTGTTAGGGGTTCTAACTGGGGAGGAATAAGGCCTACTGTGTTTATTGGTGATGACTTTCAAGATGAGAAAAATATTTTAACTGACTCGGCAAGAGAAAAGCAATACAATAAATGGACTAAAGAGATTGAAGAAGTTGGTGATAAGGCTGTATATAGAAATGGTAAAAAGATAAAATCAGCAACTAAAATAATAGCAATTGGAACTGTATTGCATATGGATTGTCTTATGAGTAAATTAAGTAGAAATAATGATTATTTTACTCTTTTGAGAAGAGCTATAATTTTGGAGCCAGGACAAGTTGTAGAAGATATATTTGAATCAGAATTATGGCAACAATGTCATGATATTTATTTTGATGAAAAATTAAATAAAGAAGAAAGAAAAGTTAATGCTAGAAAGTTTTATGAGTTGCATAAAGAAGAAATGCAGTTTAGGGTTTGGTGGCCAGAAAAATGGGATTGTTTTAATGATCTTGCTATTAAATACTGGGAAAATAGAAAATCTTTTATGAGTGAGTTAATGAATGATGCCACTTCTATAGGGGAAAAATGGTTCAAATCAGTTAAGACCCAAACTCGTGAAGAAATAGATCAACATAGTTTTGTTAAAACTATTCTTAGTGTCGACCCAGCAAGTACTACAAATAAGAAGTCAGATAGTACTAATATTATGGTTGGAAGCAAAGCAACTAATGATTTTACGTATATAAGAGATTTAGTTCATAGAAAAATGACTTTTAATCAATATTGTGAAAAGGTTGTTGAAGTACTTGAAAGAAATTTAGATGTTACTCATATTAATATTGAAAAAAATACTTATCAAGGTGCAGATGTGGTAAAAATAAAAGAATTGATTGCTTCAAGTGAAATTCTTAAAAATAGGAGTTATGAATGGATTAATGAGATGCAGAAAAAGAATAAAGATGAAAAAATAAGTACTATTGTTGATCCAGTAAATAATGGACAAATTATTATTATATCTGATTGTGAGGATAGCAAGAAGGCTATTGATGAAATATTAGATTTTCAAGGGCAATTATATAGTGTTCATGATGATGCTCCTGATAATTTGGCAGAATTAGAGAATAAAATTAAAACTATTAAAGTAATATCTAAGGTTAAAATTCTTGATAGAAAATTATTAGGATTATAGGAGGTGTGAATCTTGAAAATTAATGAAATTATAAAAAAACTTTTTAGAAAAGAAATTGGATTGGACCTTAATAATCCAGAACATTTATCTTTAGTTAAGAAAGTCTATGGATCTTATTGGGTATTTCAAAATATATATGAAAAAATGTATAGATACTACAAGGGGGATACCGATGCTATAAGAAGATACTTATTTGTAACTGAAAGATCTAATCTTAAAATAAATCTTAATTATATAAAAAAGTTCATAAAAGAAGAAGTTGCTTATACATTAGGCAACGATATAACATATGAATCTAGGAATGAAAATAAAAATGTAGTTAAAGATATTGAGTATTATACAGCTCATTGGAATGAATTGCATGATACAGATTTGATGAAATATTTAATCATTTTCACAAAAGTTTATGAGCTTTATTATATTGATGAAAATGCTGATTTTTGTAGCAAAATAATAAAACCTACTGAAGGGTATGCTTATTATGATGAATCTTCAAGAAAGGTTCTTTTTTTTATACACAAATTTAAAAATGATTTTGAAACAACTATATCATACATAGATGTTTATACTCCTGATAAAATATATCATTTTGATGGTAAGTTTAATCAGATAAGTAATCCAACAGATAATATTTTTGGTGAGGTTCCTGTTTCTATTGGAGAATTAACTGAGGAAAATTATGATGATAGTATATATAAAGACTTAAAAGGCCTTCAAGATGCTTTTGAAACAAATTTATCTGATATTGCTAATGAGATAAGTGATTTTAGGAATGCTTATTTATTATTTAAAAATGCTCAAGTTGATGAAAATGATATTCCTAATATGAAGAAATTAGGAGTATTACAACTTCCAGGAGAAAAGGCTGATGCTGAGTGGTTGATTAAAAATATTAATGATACATTTATTCAAAATACTTTAGATAGATATGAGGATACAATGTATCAATTGGCTTGTCATATAAATCACAATGAATCATTGCAATCAAACCTTAGTGGAGTTGCTTTAAGATCTAGACTTATAGTTTTAGAAAATAAGTGTAGTTTAGAAATAAAAGCACATAAAAATATAGTTAAAAATAGAATTAGATTTTTATTTAAATACTTAGATATGAAGAAAAATAAGAAGTATGACTACAAGGATGTAAAGGCACTTTATACTCCCAATATACCGAGTGATGATTTGAGTACAGCTCAAATGTTATCTCAAACTCCAGAAGGTGTTATTTCTAAAGATACAGCGAGAGGATTGTTTAGTTTTATAAATAATAAAGTTGCTGAAGCTGAGAAAATTAAAGAAGAGAAGGATGAAGAAATTCCAATGGATTTAAATAATTTAGGTGATTAATATGACAGATGAAGAGAAGTTTGTAGAAGGCCTTTATGAACAAGCTAATGAGCAGTTAAAAGAAGTTTATAAAGAACAGAAAGAAGCTAGAAATGAGCTTTTAAAGGAAATTGCAATGATTATGCTTACTTATACTATATTAGATGGGCTGATGAATATTAAAAAAAATGATAAAGATGAAATTTATAAAAAATTATCTGAATTAATTATTATTAATTATAAAAATATTAGTAATAAAGAAGTTGAAGTTTTAAATAATATTCTAGAAACTACAGTAAAAAAAACATTTAACTTCTATAGTTATAATTCTGGATTAAAAGATGTTAGAAAAATTGTAGAATCTAATTTTAAAGGAAAGCATTTTAGTAAAAGAATATGGAGTAATGAACAAGAGGTTTCAAAATATCTACATAAACAGGTAAATAATTTTTTGAATGGTAAGATTAATGTTAATCAAATAAAAAAGGATATAGAAAAGACTTTTAATACCAGCGCTTACAATGCTAAAAGACTTGTAACCACAGAAGTAAGTCGATGTCAAAATGAAGCATTTAGAAAACTGTGTGAAGAAACAAATGTAAAAAAAGTTAAAAGGAATGCTATTTTGGATAGTAAGACGTGTGATGACTGTTATCCTTTAAATGGGAGGGTATACGAATTAAAAGATATGCCTCAAATTTCTCATCCTATGTGTAGATGTTTTTATGAAGTATATGAATAAAAAAAGAACCTACTATTTAGTAAGTTCAAATACATCATTAGGAGTACAGTTTAAAGCAATGCAAATTTTTTCTAGGTTATCAAAAGAAATCATAGTTGTTTCATTGTTAACCATTTTATAAATAGTTGCATGACTTATATTAGTCGCATGTTTTAACCAGTATACACTTTTATCTTGTTGTTCTAATAATTCTTTTAATTTTAGTTTCATAAAATCACCTCATATATATTTTAATTTAGTTATTGAAAAGTATCAATAGTTATTGAAAACAATAACTAATTATTGTATAATATAACTAAGAGGTGATTAAAATGGTAGGAATATATAAAATAACTAATAAAATTAATGGCAAAGTCTATATAGGACAATCAGTTGATATTGATAAAAGAAAAAGAGAGCATTTAAATAACTATAAGAGAGATGAAATTAAACATTATATTTTATATAGGGCTATTAATAAGTATGGTGTAAATAATTTTGAGTTTGAAGTTATTTGTGAGTGTTCAATTGATGAATTAGATGATTTAGAAATTAAGTATATAAAATTATATAATTCTTATAAAGGCAATGGATACAATATGACTTTAGGAGGTGGAGGAGTAAGAGGTTTAAAACCTTGGTTAGGTAAAAAACATACTCAAGAAACGAAAAATAAAATAAGAAAAAGTCATATGGGTAAAAAATTATCTAAAGAAACTATTGAAAAACTAAAAAGTATTCGTAAAGGAAATAAATATAGATTAGGTATAAAGCATACGAAAGAAACTATCGAAAAGCTTAGAGTGCTTAATATGGGAGAGAATAATGCTATGTATGGTAAATCTCATTCAAAAGAAACAAAAGAAAAAATTAGTATAGCTAAAAAGGGAAAAGGTAATTCAAGGTCTAGAAAAATAATATGCTTAAATGATATGAAAATTTTTAATTCTATGATAGAAACTGCAAATTATTATGGGGTTAGGACAGATAGTTTAAGTAATGTTTGCAGAGGTAAATATAAAAAAACTAAAGGTTATAAATTTATGTATTACGATGAATATCTTAATACTAAAGAATTAGCACTTGCTGAATAGTAGGTGCTTTTATTATGTAGGTGCTTTTATACTGTTGAAGAATAAGGAGGAAAAGATGAAACAATTATTTATATCTCAACCAATGAGAGGTTTGACAGATGAAGAGATTTTAAAGGCTAGAGAAGAAATTAGAATTAGAGCAGAAAAAACAATAGGAGAGCCTGTAGAATTAATAGATTCTTTTATTGAAGATTATCCAGGAGAAATTAATAAATCTATACCGGTTTGGTATTTAGGTAAATCAATACAACTTCTTTCACAAGCTGATATTGTATATTTCGGTGGAGATTGGAGAAATGCAAGAGGTTGTAAAGTTGAGTATGAAGTTGCAAAAGAATATGGAATTGATAGGATAGAAGATTAATGGAAAATAAAGAAATTGTTAAAGTACTACAAGATATAAAGAATACACTGTGGTGGATAGCGTTATGGTTGTTTTTAATATGGATTTGCTAGGAGGAAAATTACAATGAATGAAAAAGAGTTTTTGGAATGGTGTAAACAAGAGGTATGTGATTATACCAATAGACATTTAGATAAAACAGATAAAAAGCAAATTACAACAGATGATGTATTTATGGTATGGAGTTGTAAAACACTTCAAAATAATAAAGCTTTACTTAGTACTACTCTATTTGATGGAATGTATTATGAGTGTACATACAATGGAGATAAAAAAGAAATGTATGTAGATGCTTATAAGAAATGGGAAAATTATAAGGTTGAAAAATAATTAAGTCTTAGGAAACTAAGGCTTTTTATTATACTCAAAAATCGTCTTGTGGACTTAAAGTGTGCAAGGGGTAAATAAAAATATTAAATAAATTTTGTGTCACAAGTCTTTATAGGTTTGTGGGATAAGGAGGATATATGTTAAAGAAAGAATTGTTAAAATTAATTGAAAATGCTGGTGATGATGAAAATATAGATTCATTGCTAGAAAATAGTGATTTAGCTAAGTTACTACAAGCTAGTGGACTTACCTTAGAGGCCTTTAAGGAAAAAATGAAAACAGATAAAGAATTTAAAGCGTTTATTGATAGTGAAAATGATAAATATCACAGTAAAGCTTTAAAGACATGGAGAGAAAATAATTTAGAAAAGGAACTTGAACCTTTTATTAAGGAAAAGTATCCAGATTTAGTTACAGATCCAGTACAAAAGAAGGTATTAGAACTAGAAAAGGAATTGGAAAAAGAAAGACAAGCTAATGCTAGAAAAGATTTATTAGCTCAAGCTATAAAGTATGCAGCAGATAAAAAATTACCTGCTAGCGTAGTTGAAAAGTGTTTGGGCGAAGATTTTGATAAGACTAAGGAAATTATAGATACTATAGCTGATGATTGGTCTAAAGGACTTGAAGCAATAGCTACTGAAAAAATGAAACAATCTAGTTATGTGCCTGGTAAAGGCTCAGATGGAAAACCAATGAGTATTGGTGCTTCTATTGCAGCTCAAAATAATTCAAAATCAAGTGCCCCAAGTAATCCTTGGGGTGATAAATAAGGAGGAAAAATTATGTATTTTAAAAGATCAAATTATGAAAATGATATGGAGATTTTAGTTACTGAAAAGAATTTAGTTACTTTTTCAGGAACAGTACTAGCTTCAAATGTTACGCAAGCTGATGAAAATGGAAAGAAGTATGTTAAGGCAGGTTCTTTTATAGATGCAACAGGGGCGGTTGTAAAACCAAGTGGCGTTTCTTTTGATGGGGAACCTATAGGTATTTTACGAGAAACAGTAGATGTTACTTATGGAGATGCTCCTGCTTCAATAATAGTTGAGGGATACTTAAGAGAAGATAGAATTTTTGATGGATTTGAAGAAGATGCTAAAACTGCTGCTAAAGCAAAAGTGCCAAATATAAAATTTAGATAATAAGAAGGGAATGATATTATGCCAAGATTAGAAGAAGTTTTTAATACAAATGAATTAGTTAATTATTTTAAGGAAAGACAAGTTACACCAATGTTAGGTGAGTCACTTTTCCCAGAAAGAAAAATTCAAGACATTGAATTTGATATGATTTTGGGAACTGGTGGACTTCCTGTTACTGCTGAAGTTCATGCTTTTGATACAGAAACTCAATTAGCTTCAAGAGAAGCAATTGAAAAAGGTGTTGCAAGCTTAGCTTTAATTAAGAGAAAAATTAAAATTGCAGAAAAAGAAATCATAAAGATAAATAATCCAAGAACAGATTCAGAGTTAGCTTTTGTTTTATCTCAACTTTATAATGATGCCGAAAAGATGACAGATTCAGTTAAGGTTAGAGTTGAAGCTATGAGAATGGAATTATTGTCTACTGGTAAAATTGCTATTAATGAAAATAAGGTGAAAGTTACTATTGACTATAAGGTACCAAATGGAAATAAAAAATCATTCACATGGCAAGCACCTGAAACTGATACTCCATTAGATGATTTAGCTACATTAGCTGATGCAGTTGAAGCTGAAAGTGGATATAGACCAACAAGAGCTTTAACTTCTAGGAAACTTGTTAAAACTATTTGTAATTGTGCTAGTGTAAGAAAAGCTATTTATGGAGTCAATTCAGATAAGATTGTTACTTTAGCTGCATTAAATGAACTTTTAGCTCAATTAGATTTACCTCAAATTGTAGTTTATGAAGGTAAATATAAGAAGGAAACTTCTAAAGGGTTTACTACTGCTAGATACTTCCCTGAAAATGTAATATCTATGTTTGGAGATGAAACTTTAGGTGAAACTATTTATGGTTTAACAGCTGAAGAAGTTAAATTAATAGGTGATGGAAAGATGCAGGAAAGTTCAATGTTAGATAATAAGATTTTTGTTGGAACTTATACATCTATAGATCCAGTCGGAGAATTTACCAAGGCTGTTGCGACTGCATTACCAACATTACCTCATGGTGAGGAATTAGGAATAGGAACTGTTACTTTACCCTAATCCAGCCCTAGAGACATCTAAGGTCGGTAAAGCTAGGGTAGGTAAAGCAAAAGTAGGCAAAGAATAGGAAGGTGATGTAAATGGCATATCAAAAACATACGTGGCAAAATGATGAAGTAATTTCAGCAGAAAGATTAAATGCTATAGAAAATGGTATATCAGAAATAGAATTAACCCCGGGGCCACAAGGAGCAACGGGACCAAAGGGTGATACTGCTGCGCAAGGGCCGAAGGGAGATAGAGGGGAAACCGGTCCTCAAGGTTCCAAAGGTGAAGTTGGTCCAGCTGGTCCTCAAGGTGAGCAAGGTTTACAAGGTCCTAAGGGAGAAAAAGGAGAAGCTGGTGAGAAAGGTGCAGACGCAGTAATTAATAAGTTGAACAAAGTAGATGCTCTAGCTGGTGAGGCAGATGCTGCTACAATAGTAACTGCATTTAATAACTTAATTGCAGATTTAAAAGCAAAAGGTTTGATGAATAATGCATAGAGAGTATTTAATTACTCTCTCTTTTTATTTGAAGGAGGGGATTTTTTGACTTTAGATGAAAAGAATGAAGCTAAAGCAATTTTAGTTATAAGAAATTATTTAAATAGAAATTTAAGTGATGAATATATCAAGAAAAATTATGTCTTAGCCATAGATCAGTTAATAGAAAATGCAAATAAAATCAATTCAGCTAAATTGGTTGGAGTAAAGTCTATGAGTGAAGGTAATCAAAGTATATCTTTTGATTCAAATATTGAAGCTTGGTCTATAACTGCTGATGTAAAATCTTTGTTGCCTACTCCATATATTCGTATGTATTAGGGGTGATATAATGGGAGTTTTATTTAAAAATTCAGATATAACTGTATACAATAAATACTATGATCCCTATAACGATATGTATAAATATCAAAGAACTGTTATTAAGGGTGTTAACTGGCAAAGTAAAAGGATTGGTACTGTAAGTGATAAAGGCTTATTGTTAGCTGATAGCACACTTATTTTCATAGATAAGCTAGATAATTATATAAGTCCTAAACGATTTGCTAAATTAGAGTCTATAGAAAGAGAAAAATATTTTACTTTAACTATAGGAGATAAAATTGTAAAAGGTGAGGTTGATTTTGAGATTATTGGAATTAAAAATTATAGTATAAATGATTTAAATAATGAATTTGATGATGTTATAACTATTAAGTTGGTAAATTCTTTATCAGATCACTTCGAAGTTGAAGGTGTGTGATATGGCGGCTAAAGTTAGAATTGAAATAAATGATAGACAGAAGATACTTCTCAAAAGACATCTTAATAAAAATGGTGAAGCTCAAATTAAATTTACTCAAGAGGTTGCTAAAGAATCTAATAATTATATTCCTTTTGAAACAGGAAGATTGAAAGATTCTATGATTGAATTTAAGGTTAATAAGATTATTTATCATGCTCCATATGCTAGGAAACAATATTATGGTAATAAAGGTTTAGGAAAACAAGGAACAGCTTTAGGAGGCCTAAGGGGAAAGTATTGGGATAAAAGAATGTGGAACGATAAAGGGGATAATATAGTTGAAAGTATTGCAAAGTTTGTTGGGGGTAAAAGTAGATGATTATAGAGAGTATTAGAAATTATATAAGAAATTTAGAATGTCTAGATACCTTTAATAATGCTATCAGGGTAAATATTAATTATCTTGAAGAAAATCCAGATACCTATTCTATAGAGGAGGTTCCTATAAATCCTATAATTAAAAAATATATTAATGGTGATAGTATAAGACAATATGCATTTATATTTACTAGTAGGGAACCTTATGGTGTAGATATTTTAACCAATATTGATAATTCTGGGTTTTACGAAAAATTAGGAAATGAAATTGAAAGAAATAATGAAAATGAAATTTTCCCATTACTCGATGATGGGTTAGAGCCTTTAAAAATAGAGGTTACATCAACTGGATATGCTTTTGCAGTCACAGAAGATACTGCGCAATTCCAGATACAACTAAAATTAAAGTATTTTAAGAAAGGAATGAATTAAATGTGGATTAGAAAGCGAAAAGTACAAGCCAACTACATGAAGGTTGGAGAAACTTTTGAATTATTAGGAACTGGATTTACAGAACTTAATGAAAGTCCAAGTGCTCAAACAACTTCTAAGAGGTATATAAATCAATCCAGTGCTAGTCAAAGCATAACTGGGTATGAATGGAGTACAAGTTTTAATGCTGACCAAATAGTGAGTGAAAAGGCTATTGAGTATATAAGAAATATAGGTGAAATGCAGCTTACAGGAGCTGACACTGAAACTGAATATATTATAGTTGATTTAGATAAACCTGCACAAACAGCAGGTTATAGAGCAAGAAAGTTTAAGATTGCTATAGCAGTTGATAGTTTTGATGATAATGATGGTGAGTTAGGAATTAGCGGTAGCTTCTTAGGTCAAAGTGATCCAGTTGAAGGTACTTTTGACACAAGCGCTAAAACATTTACTGAAGGTTTTACGGCTAAAAGTGAGTAGGAGGAATATTGATGATAATTAATGGAGTTGAATTAGAGGATTTAGATATTTATGATGTTGAGATTGCTGAAAAATATGAAAAAGTTATTGAAAATATAAACAAACCTCAAAGATTTGAAGGATTGAAAACATCTGCTGTTATAAGAAAGCAATGTGAAACAATTTTTGATGTATTTAATGAACTTTTTGGTGAAGGAACTGACAGAAAAGTATTTGGTGATAGAGTTAATCTTAAAATTTGTTTAGAAGCATTTGCGAGTTTAACTGATCAAATTAATTCTCAAAAAGAAGAGTTAGAAAATATAGTTTCTAAATATTCTCCTAATAGGGCTCAAAGGCGAGCTAAGAAGCAATGAATCTGCTAATTGATTTAGTTCCTGAAACAGTTACTATTGATAATGAAGAGTACGGAATTAATAGTGATTTTCGCACTTCTATTTTATTTGAATTATTAATGCAAGATAGTTCTGTAGATGATGGAGATAAACTTATTATGGCTTTAAATCTTTATTATGAATATATTCCTCCAAAGCAATATTGGAAAGAAGCAATAGAAAAAATTCTATGGTTCTATAGATGTGGTAAAGATATAGAATTATCTAAAGGAAAAGGTAAAGGCAAGAGTGACATCAAAATTTATAGTTTCGAACATGATGATGATTATATTTATGCTGCATTTATGGATCAATACGGAATTGATTTGCAAGATATAGAAGAATTACATTGGTGGAAATTTAAAGCTATGTTCAAAAGTCTTAAAGAAGATAATGAAATAGTTAAAATAATGGGATATAGAAGTATTGATTTATCTAAAATTAAGGATAAAGAAGAGAAAACTTATTATAGAAAAATGAAAGAGTTGCATAAAATCCCTGTTTCTCAAAGCGAGAAAGAAAAGTTAAATGAAATAGAAAAAGCCCTTCTTAATGGTGGAGATATAAGCAAACTATTACTGCAAACTTAAAAAGTGAAAGTGATTTATCAGTAATGGATGATAGCCTAACCGAGGTTAAGAACTTTAAGGGAGTTTTCAATGTTATGGATGATTCTACTGGAGAAATGATAGAGGATAATATTGAATTTAGTATAGAATAAGATTAAAGCATCTACATAATTATAGGTGCTTTTATTATGTTTAAAGTAGGTGATTAATATAAAAGATGTAAGATGTATAAATTGTAATCAGTTGCTTTTAAAGGCTGAGATAATTAAAGGGGAAATTAAATGTCCTCGTTGTAAAAAAATAAATAAAATATTAGAACCAAAAGACAGAGCTTAGAGCCACACATTAATTGAGTAGTGAGCCAATGCCTGCTTTTTTTATTTTATAAAGAAAGTAGGTGAGTAAATGTCAGATGGAAAAATAATAATTGATACTGAAATAGATAATAGTGGACTAGAGAAAGGAATAAAAAATTTTGATGGCAAGTTAGGGAGTATAGCAAGTAGTGCAGTAAAGACATTTGCGAAAGTATCAGCAGCTATGACAACCGCAACAGTAGGAGCAATAGGTGTTTTAACAAAATTATCTGTTGAGCAGTATGCAGAGTATGAACAACTAACTGGTGGGGTTGAAACTTTATTTAAAAATAGCAGTAATAAAGTAATGGAATATGCAAATAATGCGTATCAAAGTGCTGGAATGTCTGCGAATGAGTACATGAGTACTATTACTGGTTTCGCAGCTTCACTATTACAAGGACTTGGTGGAGATACTGAAAAGGCGGCTCAAATAGGTAATATGGCCGTTGAAGATATGTCTGATAATGCTAATAAGATGGGAACATCTATGGAGATGATTCAGAACGCTTACCAAGGGTTTGCGAAAGCGAATTATACTATGCTGGACAACTTGAAGCTAGGGTACGGCGGTACAAAAACAGAAATGGAGAGGCTTTTAGCTGATGCTCAAAAAATTAGTGGTGTTAAATATGACATTAGTAATTTTAATGACGTAATAGAAGCTATTCATGTAATCCAAGAACAAATGGGGATAACTGGAACAACTGCAAAAGAAGCTGCATCTACTATTGAAGGTAGCTTGAATATGACTAAATCTGCATGGACCAATCTTTTAACCGGTATGGCCGATGATAATGCTAATTTCGATACTTTAATTGATAATTTAGTTGATTCTGCAAGTGCATTTGGTGATAATATACTTCCAAGAATAGAAATAGCAATAAAAGGTATAGGGCAATTAGTTGAAAAATTACTTCCTCCAATTGTTGCTAGATTACCACAATTAATAACTGATATATTACCTTCGTTATTGAATGCTGGTGTTCAGATGGTAGGTTCTTTAGGCAATGGAATTATTCAGGCAGCACCTAATTTAATTAATTGTGCAATTCAAGCTATTCAAACTATTTTAAGTGGTATAACCAGTAATTTATCTCAAATAGTTAATGGAGCTATACAAATAGTATCATCTTTAGTAGATGGAATGGTTAAGGTATTACCAATGTTATTAGAGGCTGGAGTGCAAATATTAATAGCACTAGGTCAAGGAATAGCAGAAAGTTTACCTACATTAATTCCTACTATAGTAAATTTAATAATTTCTATATGTGATATGATAATTGAAAATTTACCTTTAATATTAGATGTTGCAATAGATATAATATTAGCTTTAGTACAAGGTTTAATAAATGCTTTGCCTACGTTAATTGCAGAAGTTCCAAGGATTATAAATAGTTTTGCAGATGCAATTTATAGTGCTTTACCTCAAATTCTTGAGGCTGGAGTTCAAATATTAATGATGCTTATTAAAGGCTTGATAGATTCAATTCCTACTTTAATAGCTAATATTCCTCAAATAATTCTTGCTATAGTAAATGCTGTAACGTTATACAATTGGGCTGGATTAGGAAAAAACTTGATTCAGTGGATTGGGAATGGGCTTTCTGCTATGAAAGGTAATATTGGCAATATAGCTAAAAGTATTGCTGAATGGGTTGGTACCTCTATAACCAACATATTTAAAGGGGGACTAAGTTGGGGGAAAAACTTAATTTCAAGTATTGGTCAAGGGTTTTCTTCTATGGTAAGTTTCTTGAGTAGTTCTGCTAGTTCAATTGCAACAAACGCATTAAATTCAATCAAAAATGTATTTTCAAGCGGATTTGATATAGGTAAGAATCTTATACAAGGTATTTGGAATGGTATATCAAATATGAAACAATGGATACTAGATAAAATCGGTGGTTTTGCAGGTAGTATTATTAGTGGAATTAAAGGATTTTTCGGCATACATAGTCCTTCAAGAATCATGCGTGATCTTATAGGTACTAACATAGTTAAAGGTATTGGAGTCGGAATAGATGTAGAAACTCCAAATCTTGAAAAAGATATTGATTCAAATATGGCGGATTTAGTTGCTAAAATGCAGGCTACAGTAAGTATGGAACGATTAAGAGCAGTACCAAGCGGAGTAACTAGCATTAATAATACTTCTCATAGTAATATTACAAATGATAATGGTGTAACACAACACATTACGTTTAATAATCCAGTAAAAACGCCTAGTGAGATTGCTAGACAAATAAGAAAGGTAGGAAGGGAGCTTGCATTCGGATGATAAATACTAAATTTTTAACATTAACATTAGAGTCTAATGGTGAAGTTTTAGAACTTGGAAACAATGAATACAAGCTTCTAGAAGTACATGGATTAGAAGCTAGTGATTATGACATTAACATAACTGAACATTATAGTGGAATTGGTGGATATGTTAAAAAAAAGAAGATAAAACCAAGAGAAATATACTTTACTGCTGATTGCATGGATTGGAATTGTGAGGAGCAAAGACAAAGATTAATTAAATTCTTTAATCCTTTAAATAGTGGAACTGTTAAAGTTAACTATTGTGGAATAGAAAGATATATAAAATATGAAGTTGAAAGCTTTAAGGATAATAGAATTAACCTTTATGAGCGACTAAATTTTACTGTATATATTATTTGTCCAGACCCTTATTTTTATGAACTTGAAAAATTAGAAGAATTGACTACATGGACCGGTGGATTAAACTTTCCACTTAATTTACCTTTTACGCTAAAGCAAAAAGGGGAAAATATTAAGAATATATATAATGATGGCCATGTTGATACTGCAATAGAAATTATATTTAGAGGTCCAGCTATTAATCCTAAGGTTATTAATCAAACTACAGGAGAGTTTATACAGGTTAATAGAGAACTTACTAGTGAAGATATTTTATATATAACAACTAAATATAGAAATAAGAAAGTAGAAATAGAAAAAAATGGAGTTAGAACTAATGCATTTAACTACATAGATCTAGACTCTACTTTTTTTAGTTTAAAAGTTGGGGATAATCTTATGGAATATAGTACTGAAAGCTTAGAACCGCAAGGTGTAAGTATAAAATATAGCAACAAGTATTTAGGAGTATAGGAGGTGTTATAGTGGGATATGGCTTTTTTAATGGAAGTAATAATTATGGACAAGAAGAACTAGCAAGATATTTTTCAAATATATATGAAAATGGTGTTAATGTTACTGATTCAGATATGGGAATGAAAGTTACAAGATATTCAGGTACAGATTTAAAAGTAGCAATAGGATTTTCTATAGTGAATGGGTATTATTTATATCAAGATGTTATTAAAACAATAACAGTGGATAAAGATACTACTTATAATAGAATAGATAGAGTGGTAGTTAGATTAGATGTGTCAAATATGACAGTAAGTATAGAATTAAAACAAGGTACTGCATCAAGTAAACCTGCTGCTCCAATCTTAACTAGAACTAGTGGTATATATGAATTATCATTAGCTCAAATTTACATTGATTCTAGTAATGGAATTACATCTGTTACTGATGAAAGATATGATATTAACCTATGTGGAGCTATAAGGCCTAAAAATCTTAGCGAATTTAATTCCATGATGATAGGATTTAATAATAGATTTGATACATGGTTTGAGCAGCAGCAAGGTGAAGGATGGAGGAATATTTATATTCAATCTAGTAGGCCAACGGGAGCTATAGAAGGTGCTATATGGAAGCAAGTATTATCATAAGATTTTTTAATAAAGATTTAGATTTTATAGGAGAAGTGGATGATTTCACTTCTTTTATTTATGAGCGTAAATGGTTCACTTATTCTAATTTTCAATTGGTTGTTGAAAATTTTGATAAAGATTTATTTCAAGAAGGAAATTATATTGTAGTTAATAATGATCCTTATAGAAGTGGTCAAATAACTAAAGTTAATATAACAGATGATACAGTAACTATAAAAGGCTTTGGAATAGGTTTTTGGTTTACAGATAGAATAACTTATCCAACAATAAATAAAAATACATTCTCTATGAGTGATTATGCTGAAAATATAATGTATGAGTTAATAAAATTTAATGCTATTGATTCTAATATAACTAATAGAAACTTTCAAAACTTAATTGTAAATTCTACTCAAGGTAGAGGAGAAAAAATAGCATTTGAAACTAGGTATAAGGTTTTAAGTGATGAATTAGAAACAATATCTAAAACTAGTAGGTTAGGCTGGAATATAAAATTTGATTATAAAAATAAAAGATTTATATTTGAAAGTCTAGTAGGAATAGATAGAACAGTAAATCAAGCTGATGTTCCACCTATGATATTTTCAAGAAGATACGATAATATTCTCGAATTAGAATATACAAAAGATGTATCTGAATATAAGAATTGCGCTATTGTTGCAGGACAAGGAGAAGGCTCAAATAGAGAAATAGTAATAGTAAATGATAATCTTAGTGGACAGGATAGAAAAGAGTTATTTGTAGATGCTAGAGATATTGAAGATGGTACTAACTTAGCTGATAGAGGTAAAAGTAAATTAGCTGAAAACACTATTATAGAAAGTTTTGAAGCTACTATAGATACGGAAAGCTATAGAGTTGAATGGGATTTAGGAGACTTTGTAACTATTCTAGATGATGAAATAGGGGTTATTAGTGATACACAGATAGTAGAGGTTGTAGAAATATATGAAGATGGAATATTAAGTGTAGAGCCTGTATTTGGTGAGTCGATTAGTCAATTTGGAGATAAATTTAAACAAGCTATAGATAATCCAATATATGAAACTAGTAAAGATATTGTATCTACTACTATTCCTAATTCAACAGGAGTTAAATGGTTAGAGTTAATAGGAGAGGAGGCATAATAAATGGCTGTGAAAAAAGTAAGAGAAAGAGTTCATAATGGTGGTACAACAGGAACAGAAGCTGACTGGGATACTATTTATAAAGAAACAAGTGAAGATTTGGTAATTGGACAAATTCAAGCGTTAAATAATAGTGGTTATAGAATTTTGCCAGGAGGACTTATTTTACAATGGGGTTCTATTGTAGCAACTACAAGTGGCTACAATTTTGAATCAACTATAACGTTACCTATTGAGGTGAATTCAATGATAATGCCTATTTTATCTTGCTATGATATGCAAAATCAAGTTGTAGTTTCAGCTCATGAATCTTCTAACAAGAACTTTAAAGTAAAAGCTAAATCTGTAGTACCAGCAAATGGAACAGGATTAGGAATTGGTACTTTGAGAATATGTTGGTTTGCAATATGTAAGTAAAGGGGGAATAGAAATGTATTTAAGTGGTAGTGAATTAGATTTTGGATTCAAGCATCCAAAAATAAATAAAATAAATGATGATGACGTACTAATTTCAGATGAAATATATAATAAATTTTTCGAAAAGCAGGGACAAGGAAAGCAGTTTAAGGTTGCAAATAAACAAGGAACCACATTTGAAGAAATATTTGCAGAGGTATCTCAACATGCTGTTTAAAAAAGTTAAATTAACAGTAAATAATAATTATACATCTGATATTAATAGTCCATTAAAGTTTTTTAAAAATGATTCACTATATTTAAAATTTGAAATTTATGAGTTTGGAATTGAATATAAGAATGGTACAAGCAAGTTTAGAGAAACACCAATAAATGGAGCTATATCAGCTGTACTTTTAATAGAAAATCCATATGGCGTAGATAGTATAGAATCTATGAGTATTGAAGAAAATCTAATAACCTTTCATTTAGATGAAGAACATACACAATATCCAGGTGTATCAAAAATGCAGATAGTATTATTGGATGAAGAAAATTATAAAATTACGTTGCCTGAATTTTCATTTGAAATAAAGAAATCAATAAATGAAAAGTGGGATGGAGAGGAAGTTATTTATCCTACTATTTTACTTGATGATAATGGCAATGTATTACTAGTTGATGATAATACAGCAATAATAAGATAAGAGGAGGGTTAATTAAATGACAAAATTAAGTACAACATTATTAAAAGATTTACCTATAAAGCAAACTTCCATAACAGATGAAGATTATGTTGTTGTTAGTAGTGGAGGAACAAAAAAGTTAAAAGTAAAAGATATTACTAAAGATGTAGAAAAGAAAGCTGCAGATCTAGAAGTAAAGACTAAAGAATTAGGTTCGCAATTGGATAATATTACAAAAAATAAATATGATGATGTAATCATTAGTGGAAATGAATTGAGTATGAAGGCAAATGGGGTTGTTAAGAAAACTATTCAATTGCCTAGTGCAGGGGGAACAGTAGAAGGTCATACTCATAGCAATAAATCGATTTTGGATAATATTACAAATAATAAGGTTAATAATTGGGATAGTGCTTACGAACATTCACAATCTAGTCATGCTCCAGCTAATGCACAAAAAAATAGTGATATTACAAAGTCAGAAATAGAAGCTAAATTAGTAGGAGAAATAAGTAGTCATACACATGATTACGCAGAAAGCGATCATAATCATGATGCAGTTTATTCTAAATTAGGACATAAACATTCTAAAACAGACATAGCTAATATGCCTACCAAGCTGAGTGAATTTCAAAATGATATAGGAATGGGGAATGGTGTTACTCCAAACATAACAATAGGAACTGTTACTACATTAGAAGCAGGGCAACAAGCTACTGTAGTTAATAGTGGAACTAAAGAGAATCCTATTTTCGATTTTGGTATTCCAAAGGGAGAGAATGGAAGTAATGGAGAACGAGGCGAACAAGGTGCAAATGGAAAGAGTGTTGAATTAACTAAGACTGCCACTCATATAAAATGGAGATATGCTGGACAATCAGAAGGCGTTGGTTGGACAGATTTAGTTGCATTAGAAGATATTAAAGGTACTTTTGATACTACAACAACATTTAATTCATTAAATACTATAAATAAAACAATTATAGGTGCTATTAATGAATTGTTTGCTCTAATAAAAAACAATGGAAGTGGAAGCGAAAATACTACCACTTCGGGAATAAAAGTAGAACCTACGAGTGTAAACATAAAAGTTAATGGAACTGCTGATGTAACAATATCATTTGGTAGTGATGTTACAAACAAAACAATTGAGTCTATGAGTAATAATGGTGCTATTGCTAGTGTATCTGATTTAGGAAGCTATAAATACAGAATAACAGGTGTAGGACAAGGTAATACAACGATTAGATTTAGAACTTCTGACGGAAAGTTTGACACTTCTTGTAGCGTAACTGTTACTGCATCCTCAAGTGGTGGTGGAGGTACTAGTCCTGAACCTTCTAATGAATATGCTAAATCTTGTACTTCTGAATACATCTTAGACAAAATGTATCCTATGGGACAACGACATGAAGCTATTCCTTCTGGACTAATCACAGATACATGGAAGCACAATAGTAGATGGGAAAATCAATATAGACCTACAGCTGTAGCTCATGGATGTGGCGTGTCTAGTTGTCCTGGTACAGGACCATTCAGAGCACTAGGGTGTTGGTCTAATGTATACAGAGTAGAGGGGACTCCTTTTAGCCAAAATACTGGTGTAGAAATGAAAGATATTAAGGTGTATGGTTGGTATAATGGAACGTGGGAATTAGTTCAACATTTACCTGTTCCAAATGGAAACTTCTATGCTGAATCATTTGGAGGAGATGCTATGAAACATTTTGCAGATAGTGTCAAACAAACTTCTACATCTAAAACTATAATTTTAAGAGAAAAGAATAAAATTGATGCTATGAATTGGAATACAGGACAACTTCAAACAGAAAACTGTATGTATCATCCGTTTTCAGATGTTAAAAACTTCGATACAAAATACGAGTATATTTATACTTGTATAGATTTGAGAAAAGTTAAGTGGGATGAAAATGGTATTGATGATAGAGATAGTACGCATTACTGTAGTAACTGTGGTGGAGACTGGTGGTTAGCAGAAGGGTTAATGTTCCATGATAGTTGGCAGCATAATAAAGGCGTGTGCCAACCAAAAATGATTGAAATTACGAACGAATGGCGCCGATTCTCTATGACTACAGTACCTCAAAATTGGCAATATGGCTTCCCAGAGTAGGAGGCATTCGTGGTTAAAAAGTTATATCTAATACTTTTGGCTTAATAATTAACAAAGGGGAAGTAATCCCGAATAAAAATTAAACCAATTTTAATTACACTTGATATTAATGATACTTATATAGAGGAGGAAGTTTAATGGCAGTTAATCTTAATTTTAGAAGAAAAGATTGGCAGACAGGAGAGGTTATAAAGGAGCAATTTTTAGATAACATTGAAGCAGGAATTGAAGAGGCACATACTGCTATTAAAAAAATAGATTCGGACTTGGATAATAATGTTCACAATTTAAACGAGAGAATAAATAGCTTTACTAAATTAGAAGAAGGTAGTACAACTGGTGATGCTGAATTAATAGATGGTAGAATTGGAGCAAATGGGGTTACTTATGATAATATTGGTAGTGCAATAAGAGAGCAATTCAGAAATGTTAATGATTTTACTAATAATTTTGACGATATGCAAATTCCTTTTGAAAAAAGTAGTAGTGAAACTATCGAATGGAAATTAGGGAGAATTACGGCGACGGGAATCATCCAACCTGGAAAAGGTGATACAGATACTGGAATGTTTTCATCTAAGATTTATGGAACATTTAATTTAAGTATAATTCCCGAACAATACACTAAATTCACAATATTGGTTGTTCAATATAATTCAGCAGATGATACATTTGTAAAAGTGTTGAAAAACAATAGTTATATTTGTGGTGAAATAAGCAAAGAAGAAGGTAAATATTGTAGGATATATATAAGTACAAGAAACGTTACAATGTCATTATTAGATATTATTGCAGTAGTAGATATAGAAATGAGTTCCAATGTTCAATATTCTATAAAGATAAAACCAGAAAGTATCAGTGAAAAGGAAATAGCACCGGAACTTTTAGAAAAGATAAACAATTCTGATTTAGGTATAGCTACAAGTGAGAAAGTCGGTGGGGTAAAACCTGTTGCTAAAAATTCAGCTATGACACAAAGCGTAGGGATAGATGCAGAAGGTAGATTATTTACATTCCCGACTAGTGGAGAAAGTGGAATTGGTAAAGTTATAAATGTATGCTTCTTTGGTGCAAAAGGTGATGGTGTAACAGATGACACGATTGCAATAAGAAATGCAAGGGATGAATCAAGAAATACTGGATTACCTTTATATTTCCCATCTGGAACATACTTAGTACATGGAACAATACAAATTTTTTCAAATATGGTTGTTTGTGGAGACGGTGCAAACACTGTAATAAAAAAGATTCAAGCGGTAACTCAAAACTTGACACAACAAGCTAATAAAGGAGATACAACTATTCATGTGACTGATGCTTCTAAATTTACAGTAGGGTTTGATGTATATGTAGGACTAAGTGATTGGGGAAGCTATTCAGATACAGTTGGAGTAATAAAGGCAGTAGACACTACGTTAAATACAATAACAATAGAAGCATATAAAAGACATAGTGCAACTAATAAGGGTTTAGCTAGGGCAGTGCCTATAAATGGCGTTATTAGTCAAACTTTCCCTATATTTTCAACTCTTAGATATGATGACTGTGGAGAAAATATTTTTATAGAAAGACTTATATGTGATGGTAATAAAATAACTGGTGAGCCAGAATCTTATCAACTTTCACCGATTCACATAGACCCATTAGTAGCAGGAGTAAATAAGAATGGTTTAGGTTTAACAATTATAGATGTTATTGTTAGAAATAGTAATGCTGATGGTATTTCAATGCAAAATATGGGAAGGACAAGTATAATAAATTGCACTATAGAAGATGCCGTAAATAAAGGTATTCACCCTGGATTTACAACAGAGGGGGTATCTATAATTGGTTGCTATATCTATAATGTAAAAAAAGGTGAAGCTATATTTGATTGTTATTCAGTAGGTGGATTGATGATTGAAAATTGTTATATAGTAGATAGTGAAATAGGTATAGGTGGCTTAGAAGAATCTTCAAAAGGAACAGTAATAAATAACTGTGTAATTAAAAGATGTAAACAAGGTATAAAACCTTATGCTTCTACTTATGGATCATCTATAACTGGTTGTAGCTTTAGTGAGTGTAATACAGCTATAATGTCTTATGTTGGTGGAGATGTAGCAATAACTGGATGTAGTTTTTATAATAATGGTGTAGGGGTAATGTTACAAAAAGCATTTAGAAATACTATAACAGGAAATTACTTTAAAGATAACAAGGTTGCTATAGATAGTAATTATCAACCATCCAAACCAACTGAAAGAGGAGCTAATAATATTATTGCAAATAATATATCTATTGCAACTGCAAGTGGAAAAACTGCAAAATTTAGAATAGCACATCAAGATAATTCAATTGTAACTGGAAATATTTTAACTGGAAATTCAAATGTAATAGAGATAGATGAAGCAAGTACCAACAATATAATAGAAGTAAATAATATAACAAGTTAATTAACTCGCAATTGCTTAATAAGCTTCTTATTACGTTCATACTAAATTAGTACAAAAATTAAAAAATAGTATGAAATAAAAAAGGAATATGGAAAGTTATTTATAATATATATATATTGACATTGCACTCCGGTTGGAGTACAATAAGTATATAAGATAAATAAAACAAAGTGAGGTAATAAATATGTATTTAGAAATGAGTAAAAGTATAGAAGAAGCTACTATAAAGCTTGCTAGAAATATCAAAGAAATAGGAATTGATAATGTTGATTTCGAGTATATGAAAAATAGTGATTTTTTTGTAGTGTCTATAGTCGAATATAAGAAATATTGGGAAATCACTCATAGAGAACGTCTTAGTAAAACTTCTAGAGCTGATATATTTAGATTAGGTTTTGAAGATGATAAAATGGTTTATCAGTGCTCGGAAGAGGATTAGTAGGGGGGAAAAATGGCTAGAGATAAGAGTATAAAAGTAAGATTGACTGACAATGAAGATAGATTTTTAACCGAGCAAACTGAAAAGCTTGCTATCTCCCGAAGCGAATATGTTAGAAGATTATTGAATAAAGAAATAGATAAATTGGAGGCAAATAAAAATAGACTCCATTCATAATTTCGGTAATAGAACAGAGTCTAATGTAATATGTGTATAAAATTTACCACAATGAGTGTACATATTGCATTAATATTATATGAAAAATACAAATAAATATTTTATGAATATTTATTAAATAAAAAAGAAGAACCTTTCGGTTCAACCCAATGACAAGATAAATATTGTTCGTAAAATTTAAAAGCAGACGAGAGATAGTGGCGTCGCAAATAAAGACTTCAAAAAAATGTAATACTGCACGTTTGTATTACATTAAAAACTTAAAATAAACAAATAAAGTAAGAAGTTAGAGTAAAATCTAGCTTCTTTTTTAATACAAAAAATAAAAGGAAGGTGTAAAGATGGAAACAATAAGCATTGCATTAGCATGTACAGTCATAGGAGCTGTTATAAGTTATGCTACATTTCAAAGAAATAAAGGACATGACATAAGGGCAGATACAAGAGAAGAAGCCGAAACCAGAGCAAAGCTAGATTATATAGCCACGGCAGTTGATGAAATAAGGCTAGATAATAAAGCTAGAGATAGAGAAGTAACAGAACTTAAAGAGAGAATTATAAGAAATGAAGAAAGTGTAAAATCAGCGCATAAGCGTATTGATGGAATAGAAGAAGAAAGAGGAGTGTGTTAATTATGGAAAATTTAATGACTTTTATACCAGAGTTTTTAATTATTGTTATTGTTGCAACATATGTAGTAGGTGTATTTCTTAAAAAGCTAGAAACTGTACCAGATAAGTTTATAACTTCATTGTTAATGTTATTTTCAATTACTATAGCCGTATTATTAAATATTATAAATACTCAATACAAAGTAGCTTTAGATACCATTGTTAATGGAATTTTATATGGAATACTTTGTTGGGGAGTAGCTGTTGGAGTAAATCAAACATACAAGCAATTAAATAAATCAGAATAATTATGAGGGCCTATATGGTCCTTTTTTATATCAAAATTTAGGGAGAGTGATTGCATGAAAAAAATAGCTGTAGCAGTAGGACATACTGCAAGTGGAGTTGCTGGATGTGGTGCAGTAGGGTTACTAAATGAAAGCGATGAAACTAGAAAAATAGCACCTATTTTGGTCGAAATACTAAATAAAAATGGATATGAAGCAAAATTATTAAGAATTGATAAAGCTAATTCTTATAACTATGAAGATTGCTATGTAAGAGCAGAACAAGCAAATAGTTGGGGTGCTGATTTATACGTAGAGATACATTTAAATTGCAGTGATAGTACTAGTGCAAATGGAACTGAAGTAATAATCAATACAGGTTCTACAGTATCTAGATCTTATGCAAAAAAAGTAAACGAAAGTATTTGTAAAGAACTAGGAACATTTGATAGGACATACGGAACTGGTTATAAGGAAAGTGGATTAATAGTATTAAGGAAAACTAATATGCCTGCTATATTAATAGAGCCTTTATTTGTAGGAAATACAAATGATGTTTCTAAATATACAGCAGATAAAGTAGCTTTAGCAATAGCTAAGGGGATAGATAATAATATTATTACAACAAATAATAAAGAAGTTAAAGAGGAGATGAATTATTCTATGTATTTATTCAGTAAAAATTGGTATTTAAAGAGGTATACAGATATAGCAAGTAACGCAACTTATAAAGAAAACCCATATAAACATTATGCTGATTATGGAAAGAAAGAAGGTAGATTAGCTTTACCACCAATACCAGAAGAATATTGTGAAGGAGATTATCTTGATTTAAATCCAGATATTGCAGCTGCTGTTAAAAAAGGAACATTTGTATCTGGAATAGATCACTATCTACAAAATGGATTCTGTGAAAATAGAAAGATATGCAAAGATGATAGCGTAGAAGCTATTAAAAAGAGAGTTGAAGAATTAGAATTAAAGTTAGAAGAAGTAAAGAAAATAGTAGTTTAATTATTTAAGGCTAGGGATTAAGTTCTCTAGCCTTTTTTATTTTTTTTACGTTTAATAATTAATTTATTAAAGCAAAAATAAAACTGCGCACAATTCTGAAAAAGCGAAGTTTTTTATAAGAATGGCTTGTTTACTAGCTTTAATAGTAACAAACATTATAATTTAATAGCAATTCGGATAAATCACGCAGTTTTTTAGGATAAAATACGCAGTTTTATATTTTAAATACTAAATTTATTTAATTTTTATCATTTCTGAAATTATATAGATGGCAACTAATAAAATAAATAGATCTTCAGCTCCAGAAGCATAAATAAGCTTTGCTCCATACTTTTTTTTAACAAATGGATAAAAGAAAGGTACACCCATCTTTGTAAAACTATCTGCAATAAGATGTAGTCCATAAGCTATAAACCACAATATAGCCATATCTATATTAAATATTCCAACTAAAACACTACTTATTAATAAAAATAACAAGCTATGTGTAATTGTTCTATGTTTTATTCCTAAATATAAATCCCAATCGGGAGCCACAGAACCTACAATGGCACCAGCCATAGAAATATAAGACAAATCTAAATATTTAATTATTGGAATTGCTACAGTTATTCCAATAGCAGTATGAGTTCTACCCATCATAATTTATCACCTCATTTTTATTTTTACCAAATGTAATTATTTATAAACTGTAGCATAGAATGTAGTATAAAATATTTTTTCAGGAGTTGTATTTATGGATTTAATTAGCTTATCCCTAATAACTGGTGGGGTTATTTTAGCAAAGGAAGGTAGTAGTTATTTATTAAACAGATTAAACATAACTGCTTATAGATGGAACAAAACAATGGCCAACTTAAAGCTTAATTTTAAAATTATAAAAAATAAGCAAATAAAAAATGGAGTGGAATTAACAGTTAAATCTCCAGCAGGTAAAAGTTATAAAGATTTAGAAAAACATATTGATTCCCTAGAAAGCTCTTTAAGGGGAATTGTAACAATAGAAGATATAAGATTTTCAGATTTAATTAAAATAGAAGTAATTAATGAAGAATTAAAAAATTATGATTTTATTCCAGTAAAATCACCAAATAATTTGATTTTTATAGGCAAAAATTTTAGTGAAAAAAATTTCTTTATAGATATAGAAAAAGACCCACACATACTTATAGGGGGAATGACAGGGACAGGGAAAACATTCTTATTATCTTCCATATTAACTAATTTAATATACAACAATTCCAACACAATAGATTTATATATAAGTCAAATTATTAAAGGAGAAATAGGGCAATTTTCTAATTGTAAGCCTGTAAAATTTGTTGGTAATACCTTAGAAGAAGTAAGCATAATGCTAGAAAAAGTAGCTAAAAAAGTTGATGAAAGATGCCGCAAGTTTAATTCACAAGGCTATAAAAATTTAAGTCATTACAATAAAAATAACAAAAATAAATTAAAAAGAATTTACTTTGTAATAGAAGAAATATCATTCTTTATAGCAAAAGAAAGCGATAATGAAGAAATTAAACAATTAAAAAATAAATGTTGGACGAATATATTAACTATTGTTAAAGCTGGTAGAGCTGCAGGAGTACATTTCCTTAGTGTTACCCAAAGAAGTACTGTCGCAAATATTGATAGTGAGGTCAAATCACAAATGTGCTGTATAACATTAAGACAGCGTTCTAAAAGAGATAGTGAAAATATAATAGAAGATTCAGGTGCAGTTAAGCTTAAAGAAAGAGAATGTTTAATTTTTGGTTCACAAGGGCTAGATATGGTGAAAGTCCCTTCAATGGATGAAAACTATGAAATACTACAAAAGTATGTAAAAGAAATTATAGTTCCAAATAAACCACATAAACCACAACAAAAAATAAAAAAATTAGAAGTAGAAGAAGTTAAGTTTACTCACACACCAATAGATCTAGATAAAAATAAAGTAATTTTCTTAGAAGCTGCAACAGAAAAGGAAACTAAGAATGAAAGAAAAGAAAGTAAAAGAAATGAAAGGAAAGGTAGAGTTAAATGTTAATGCAAAGAGATAAGCTAATATTAAAACACATAGAACAATATAGAGGAATAACTATAAAACAAGCTCAATATTTATTTTTTAATAAATCGTACGAAAATGCAAGAAGGAGATTATCTGACCTTGAAAATAAAATGGGATTAATAAAAAGTTATAAATCCAACTATAGTAAAGAAAAAGTCTTTATATTAGATAAAAAGATAAGCGACCATGATTTAATAACATTAGATTACTTAAAATTTTTAGCAGCTAATGATTGTGAAATAGTAGAAGTTAAAATGCAACCAAAATATCTTAAAGGAATTATAAGAGCAGATGCATTTGTAATATTTAAAAAAGATGGTTATAAATATTTTACTATTTTAGAAGTTGATTATACTCATTATACGGAAAATACTAAATTCCAGCTATACGAAAAACTTTATAGAGATAAAGAGCTAGAAGTTAAATGCGAGGGAACATTTCCCATCCTAATAGTTGCTCGTCCAACTCCTGGTGTAAGATACAATAGCAAGAACTTCGAGATCATCTACACTGATTTAAATTATGATAATCTATCCACTCATTTATTTTCATAATTCAGACCCTCAATATCTTTTTATTGGGGGTTTTATTTTAGGCTATTACTAGCTTAACACCCATAGGTTTGTTGGGTAATATTTTTACATACAATATCTTGTACTAAATCAAATAAAAAAGCATATATTATAATATAAAACTTCAATTCTAAAGACAACATCCTATACAAAACATCCATAAAATTTATACAAAACATTATTAGTAAATCTATAGAAGAAATGCCGAAAGGCTTACCGATTGGCACGCCATGAGGTTCGAAAGGAGGAACATTAACCCGTAAGGGTAGAAGAAATTTTAAAAACAGGAGTGATAAAAATGACAAACTTATTAACCATCTTTATAGGAGTTCTGCTAATAAAAGCAGTTATATTAATGTTACCTACTCTAATCAGGACAGGTATTAGAAAACATATTCCCTATAAAAAATATACAGCAGAAGAAGTTATAGCATGTAAACATATGAAACCAGATTTGTACTACCAAAAACAATTAAATGAATATAAAAATAAACATATAATAAAAAATGAAGATATATCATTTAATTTTTCAAAATCTGATAAAGAAATACAACTTCTATTTCTAAAAGAACTGATAAGCTCCAAGCTAAAAAATAAACAATTAACTAGAAGTAAAGTTTTGGCTATCAGAAATTTTTTAGAGTATAATTTAAAAACAGAATCAGATAAAAATAAAAAGTTTGCGAATGACTTCCATGCTATTTATCACTATTTAAAGTCTTCAGCTTTAACCAGTGAGCATATAAGTGCAATCACAAACCTAATAAAATAACCCTTTTGAAAGGATAATTAAATAAGTTTATCCTTTCTTTTTTTATTATTTACATTTTAATAATTTTTATTCATTTTAAAATTGATCTAATGCATCTACTGCATCTGGATCAAATTTTTCATCAATATCTTCTTCTTTAATTTCAATAGCCTTATCTTTTAATATTTCCATAACAATTCTTTTAACTTCTTCACGTTGAGTTGCAGTTAAGCTTGTTCCATTAGAAATATCCTGTCTTATTAATTTTTTAATGTACTCAGATATATTATTAACTTCTTCTAATTTATCTAATATATCTTTATCTTCTTCTGTATTCAGAGAAAAACTTCTTACCTTTCTTTCTCCTGCCATCTAATCACCTTACCTATCTTTTCATTTGTCCCATTAATTCAAAGCATTTAGCATTAGTCATTTGAGCTTCTGATTCTAGTACTGCATTTGGGAATGACTTCTTTAATAACTCGTATAAAGGCTTAGCTCCACCACCAATAAGGAATATGTTATCTACATTAGTTGTATCAAAATCTCTTTTTAAATCAGTAACAACTTTAGAAACATGATTTTCTACAACATTATTTGCAACACTTATATCTTTTCTTTCTCCAGCAACTGTGAAATATTTTCTTTCAGTTAAAGCATAAATATCAGAAGTATTATATTTAGTGTAGAAATTTGAATTTAAGTATTGAGCTATTTTAGAGTATAGAATTAACATTCCTTCACTATAAGAACGCTTCTTAGTCATTTTTAAGCCATCAAATTGTGATATATCCCATGTACCACCACCAATATCTATTACAAGACTAGTTTCGCCTTTAACTTGTTTAGCTTTACTAAATACTACTCCAGCACTTTGTGGATATATAGTAGCTTTTGTAATTCTTATTTTTTGTTCTTTACCTACGCTGTTTATTAATATTTTTTCATTGAAGCTTTCTAATAGATCCTTAAGATCTTCCTTTTGGTTAGTAAAATAATCTACTGGTAGACCAGCAACAACTTCAACATCAATAAATGATTCTTCCGGATAACTTAATCCTATAGCAGTTAATGTACATACCTTTAAAAGCTCTCTTGATTCTTCTGTTTTTAATTTGTCAGCATCTGCTACATAAGTACCATTTTCATCAGCAACAACATAGTTTTTCTTGCCGATTCTGACTTGAAGCACGTTAGTATTTATATCATCTACACCATGCTTGATAGTTGATAGTATGCTTACCCCCTCGCTAGTCTTTGTAAAATTATAACCATTGTCTAATCCTAAAAGTTTCATAGTTTATTCCCCTTTACTACTTTGTATTAAATGTATTAACTTTATGTATTAATAATACTACATTGTATTACATAATGCAATACTTATTTTAAAATTATTTTTCTCATAAACTTTACTTAATATTATTCATTTTACTCTTTTTACCATCTCTTTACAAATAAAAAAAGAGAATACTAAAATTCTCTTTTTAAAACCTATTTTCTGTAGGCAATATTTTAACATTAAAACTAACTTCTACCCATAACACAAATAAATATTTTTTAAATTTATAAGCATTACTATTTTCGGGCCTTATATACTTATTTATATTTTTCCCTATTAAATTCTCCACTACTAAAGGCACTATTTTCTCATTAATTAAATAAATCTTACCCGGATATATTTCTCTTCCATAAACAGTAGATACATTACTTATAATTACACGTTTTATAAATTCAATATCAGAAACAGCTATTATATCATTTGCATCTATAATTTTATTTCTAATTAAATGTGATAATTTATTTGAAGCCATTGGGCCATAAATTCCTAGGGCTCGTTCTATATTATAAAATGGTATATATTTTATTCCATTTATATTTACAGCATAAACTTTCTCTTTAGGATCAATGCTAAAAACACAAGCAACTTTTAACCCTTTGTTTTTTATTAATTTTATTTTTTGCTTTGCATAATCTACTTCATTTTCAATTTCCACTGAATTTAAAGGCAAATCTATTTTATCAAATTTATTTAAACTATAAGAGTTTTCTTTGTTTATTGTTGAGTTTTTTATGCTCTTTAAGTATTTCTCTTTATTAAAAGGAATGTACCTCCAATTAAAATCATCGATAATAAAATTAAATTTTTGTTTATTATTATGTATTTTATTATATTTAGGTTCTAATTCATTTATTAAATATCTTTCCTTAATTTTAGCATCATCTTTATTTAAACACTTAGAATATACAATATATCTAGTTTCTTCATAACATAACTTATTTAAATGACCATTTGAAGTGAAATGCTGTTGAGAAACTCTTCTTTTAATATTATTTGTAATTCCTATATAAATTTCTTTTTGATTTTCATCTAAAAATTTATAAATATAATACATTCTAGTCTTTCTTCCTTTTCTTATGATTTTAAAATAAAGAGAGAATATTAAGATTCTCCTAATATACCCTCATTAAATTGATTTTCTATTGATAACTCATGAGTTAATAATTCCCCTGACACAATGTGATTAAATAATGCAAAATTACTTTTCCCTTTTTTATCTTGTATCATAGTAAATCTATTGTCCCTTTTTAAAGTTTTATCATAGGCTTTCATAAATATATCTAACACTATAGGGCTGCGTAAATCCATATCACTATATTTTAATTCCAATCTTTCTTTAAGTGCTTCATTTTCAACTGTAATATAACTTAACCACAATACTGATTCATCTTTTTCTTCAAATAAATCAACATATTTACGAGGTTCATTATCTTTAACTGAAAAAATTACTTTTTTTATGCTTCTTCCAACTTTAATTTCATCAAAAATTTCAACATTCATAACTCCAGTTTTATTTATTTCATCCATAGCTCTTTTAAGAACATTCGCCTTAAATAATTTATAACTTGGATATTTGCCATCTAACTTTAACATTGTTCTTAAATCTTCAACAGTAAAATCTATATTTTTCTTTACTCCAGCCCAGCTTCTTAATATTAAATATAATCTTTGTGAATATTGACTTCTTAAATTGTATAAGATTTGTAATGCATTTTGACTATGACCTAATCCCAAATCAAATAAGAATTTATAAATTTTTGCTGGAACAACAATCATTATATCTCTTGTTCCTTCTATAAAATAATAATGGTTTATAAGTCCTGCATGCAATGAAGCCCTAGTTCCATCCCTTAATTCAGTATCTATTGATATTTCACATTTTCTTAATATCTCTAAATTTGATTTTATATTTTCTTGAGTTAAATCGGCTTTATGCTTGTATATTTCTTTTAAATCTTCAAAAGTTATTTTAGCCTCTAAAGTTTCTAAGGAATTAAGCTTATTCCATATCTCTATTTCACTTTCAGTTAAAATCTCATCTTTTCTTTTAGTAACTAAATATTCTCTATAATCTCTTTGAACTGAATGCATTATCTTTAAAAATAAATTATTTTCTTTTGCATCTATAGCGTAATTCCCCCTTGCAATAGAATTTGGCGTTATTAATATATTCTTATTCATACTTATTATTCCCCCTTTTGGTTATAAATTATAATATAGGTAAGTACATATAGTCAATATGCTTACCTATAAAAATGGTGATTTTCCCAAAAACAAGTAGAAAAATAGGTCCAAACCCTCTATTTTACTACAAAGTTCCAAGTTGCTTCCCTATTGGTTCCAAGTTGCTTCCCTATTGCCCCTTTTTGGTTCCAAGTTGCTTCCCTATTGCCTCTTTTTAGTTCCAAGTTGCTTCCCTATTGGTTCCAAGTTGCTTCCCTATTTCCCTGGGAGGCTAGTTATAGAGCCACCTCCGAAGTCGCTAAATACTATTCCTAAATACTATTCCTAAATACTACTCTTAAATGCTAATGAAAGGTTGAACATTGCATCAATAAAAAAAGCACATCTTATTATTTCTAAGACATGCTTTAATATTTTTCTATTTTATATTTTTTTAAAGTTTCATATACATCCATAATGGCATCTACATTCTTTTTATTCTCTAATGCAAAATTATATTTATGTTTTGTTCTTCCTAACAAATAATCACAACTAACCTCAAAATAATCTGCTATAACAACTAGTGTCTCTATATCTATCCTTCTATTACCACTTTCCCAATTAGCTAAAGCTGACCTAGAAATATTAAGTACAGCTGCAAGATCTTCTTGATTCATATTTTTATCCATTCTTAATTCGGCAATAATCTCTCCTATATTCATAATATCCCTCCAAGGAATATTATAAATGATACTCTTGATGAAAGATTACAAGTTACATTACGAAATAATAAAAGTGTAAAAGTTTCAATTTGAAACAATAAATCTATAGTCCAGCTATAAACTTAAAAACTTCTATAGGATCTAACTCCAATATTGAAGACAGGACTAATATTTTGTTAACTGATAGAGATTTGGTTTTTCTATTTTCTATTTTAGAAATATAAGATTGGTTTACTCCTAAAAGCTTACCAAGCTCTTTTTGGGTTAGTTTTTTATTAAATCGAGCTTTTTGTATCATACAATAACCTTTTATGCTTAATAAATTTTCGACAATAAATAATATATTTCGAGCAATTAACAAGGAGCTATACATAATATTTTATTTAAATTTTACAAACAGACAATAGATTTTATAAATTACACACATTTGCTACAACTGTAAAAAATATGTCGAAATATTCCTGTCAGGAATACGATTTTGAGGTATAATACAAATGTGAATTCGACTTGAACAAATGTTCGGGTTGATGTATAATTTTAGCATAAACAAAAGGGGATGTTTGTATGAAAAGCAGTAAAATGGAATTAATAGAATTAATAAAGAAAATTGATGATGAAAAAATTTTAAAAAATCTAAAATTTTATGTATCTGGATACATATTAAATAAAAAAAAGTAGAGAGTCACTTCTCTACTTTTTTTCATTCTTTTTTTTAAGTCCTTCAACAAGATTAGTCACTATCATCCAATCAAGTTCATCTTCTAGTTCCAGCATTGATTTTATAAATTTCTTTTTATAATCACAATCTTCAGCCATAAGAGCTCCTAGTAAATAAGAAAGTTCTTCATCTTCCGTCATAGGGTTAAACATTTCGCCTTTACCATCACGCAACCAGCTTTCATTAACATTATATGTAGAACATATTAAAGACACATTCCTGTCTGTTAAGTTAATTACACCATTTTCTATATTTCCTATAGATGTGTTACTTAACCCTATTTTAGAACCGAAATCTTGTTGGGTTAACTTAAGAGATTTTCTTAATTCCCTTAATCTTTTATTCAAAAGAATCACCTCAAGATAATTGTATATTTTAAATTATCCATTGTCAAGAGTTTTTAGGTAGTAAAAACTCTAAAAACAAAATAAAAACTCTTGACAATGGAGAAAAATAAAAATATTATTATATTAACAGGAGTTTTGGAGGTGAATTTATGGACATTAAAAAGAAAGAAGCACTTTTAAAAGCTAATTTGCAAATTTTTGATGAATTAAATCCTGAAGATATTAATTATGTTTTAGGATATGTAAGTGGCTTGGTGAAGGCTAAGGAATTATTAAAAAAAACATCTTAATTAAGGAGTGAAGGAAAGTGGAAAATCTAAGACATATACACAAAGAGGTTGTAGTAACAAGAAATGATAATGGAGAGTTAGTTGTAACTAGTAGACAGGTTGCAGAGGATTTTGGGAAAAGACACGACCAGGTATTAAGAGATATTGAGGTTTATAAAAACAGGATTAGTACACCACAATTTTGTGGTCTATTCATTGAAAGTGAATACAGAGCATCGAATGGAAAGATGAATAAAGAATATTTACTTACTAGAGATGGATTCAGTTTTTTAGTTATGGGATTTACAGGAGCAAAAGCTGATGAATGGAAGCTTAAATATATAGAAGCATTCAATAAAATGGAACAAGCTATTAAAAATCCATTCCTGCAAATGCAAAATTTAGATTTAGCAAATCAAATGATGAATATAGCCCAAGGGACTTACCAAATGGGTCAAGTAGTTCAAGGATTATTGCAGAGCATAGGAACAATTCAAACTTATGTACAAGACAGTATTCAAGCTAAAGACCATCAAATAGATAAGGCCATGAGCCTTATAGGACTAAGGTCTAAGAATGTAAGTAGTTTAATATCTAAGCTCAAAGAAGAGCTATATAAACGCAATGGAATAGTTATACAAGCTAATGACATTGAATATCTAAAGGCTAAGAATAAAATATTCAAAGAGTTTAAGGTTACTAAGTGGGAAGAGATACCTATAGGTAAATACAATGCAGTACATTCCTTTATAGAGATAATGTTTGATTTTGATTAGGAAGGGAGAGAGTATAATGAGTTTTAAACTATTTAAGCAATACATTGATATATGTAAAGAATTAGGGGTTAATCCTACATTAGAAGGGGCTTCTAAATTCAAAAAAGTATTTAGGGGGTAAATTTATGAGTATTCAACAAATGCTAGAAGAATCAATCAATCGTTTTGGCCCTAACGATATGGTAACTGTCTTGTTAAGTCAAAAGAGAGATGAAGAGATAGTTGAATTGCAAAATCAAAGATATAAAGAGTGGATCATTAAAAATAGAGGAAAGAGCTATGGCAAAAAGTAAAAGTTTATGGATAGCTTTCACATCAGATGAGCTTGAATTGCCTGTAGCAGTTGCAGATACAGCAAAAGAATTGGGTAAGTATTTAGGAATTACTGAAAATGGTGTATTTAAAAATAAACATCAAAAATCAACTGGTGAAATATCTGGTTATAAGGTTGAAAGAATTGATATTGGTGTGGATTGGAGAGATAAACATGGATTGTAAGAGTTGTCGATGGATTAAGATTTATGATTATGAGTTTCCAGATGGAATTAAAACTATAGCTTGTGAGAAATACAACAAGCATCTTGGTTTTACTAACAAAAAAGGACAAGTTGTAAAAGTTAAACATATAGCAGAGTGCAGAGGACAAGCAAATACTATCAACTCTTCTAAGGGCGAAACTGAAATTATTACTAATAAAGCTGGTATTTATTTCAATGAGAAAACTAAGAAGTACGAAGTTAAAGTAAACGATAATGGAAAGTATTGCAATATTGCAACTACTACATCAAAAGAGAGAGCCCTTCAAGTGCTAGAAATGTTTAAGGCTAAAAAAAGTTTTGTAAGCGGAATATATTGGGAAACAAGTCGTGGAAGCTGGGTTTGTAGAGTATACGACAAAAATCTTAAAAGATATGTATATTTAAAGCAAAGTAAATATTTTACCGAAACTTTAAAAGCATTAAGTGAATTTAAAGGAGGCAATCAAAATGTGGGTAAGAAGTCAAAATAAAAAGTTTTTAGGCAATTATGATAGCTTTGCAGTTAGTGAAAGTGGAATTATTATAGGATATCAAGGTCCAGAGGATTGTGAGGGTGCAACTTTAGGAGCTTATGAAACTGAAGAGAAAGCTTTAAGCGTTTTAGATGATATGCAAGGGCATATAGTGCATGGTAGTGCTAGAAATCTTATAACTCAATTTGTCTTTGAAATGCCTGTAGAAATTGGACAAGTTCTTGAAAAGGATATTGAGTGATGGGAAGTATGTACGACTATAGATATGAAAATCCACCAGCTAAAGAAGTTTATGAATGTGCTGATTGTGGCTATGGGATATTTTTAGGAGATGCTTATTATGAAATTAATGATGTTTTTATCTGTGAAGATTGTATGGAGCAATATAAGAAGGAGTGTGAAGATGAAGAATGGCTGTAAATAATCAATTACAAACTGTAGTTTTAAAACAAACTAATACTATGCTTACAACTATGTTAGATAGGGAAGTAGCTGCATTACCCAAAGGATTTAATACTTTAAGATTTAAACAAAATGCACTTGCTGTTTTAAATGATCTTGATATCAGTAGCATGAAAGGGCAAGAGTTTAATTTAGCAAAGTGCATTATGAAAGGTGCTTACCTCGGCTTAGATTTCTTTAATAAAGAATGTTATGTCATAACTTATGGAGGACAACCTCAATTTATGACTGACTACAAAGGCGAGGAAAAGCTTTGTAAAAAGTATAGCATAAATCCAATAAAAGATATATATGCAAAGATTGTAAGAGAAGGCGATTTTTTTGAGGAAGAAGTTGAAAGAGGAAAGCAATATATAAATTTTAAACCTATTTCATTTAATACTAAGCCCATTATCGGAGCTTTTGCAGTAGTTTATTATGTTGATGGAAGTATGGCCTACGAAACTATGAGCAAGGCTGAAATTGAATATATAAGGGATAATTTTAGTAAAAAATCAAAGAAAACTGGCAGATTTTCAGATGCTTGGGAGAAGAGCTTTGGAGAAATGGCTAAGAAAACTGTATTAAGAAGATTATGTAAGCATATTGAATTAGATTTTGACAGTATTGAGCAAGGCAAAGTTTGGGAAGAAACTTCAGATATGGAGTTTAAGAATGGGCCTGTAGAAAGTGAAAAGTCAGAGATTGAAAAAGAGCTTGAAGCAGATGGAGTTATTGAAGAAGTAAAAGAAGAAGTAATTGAAACTGAATTTAAGGAAGTTGAAGAAGAAAAAGATTTTTAAATAATTTTGAACGAAGGGGTTGTTGATTAGTGAAAGATGCTAATTTTGAAATAGATAGAGAATCAATACAAGATTTATTTGCAGAATGGCTTTATGATAATGGGTTTGATGGATGTGGATATTATGATAATCAAGAACATGAAAATGTAACTGATAGAGGTGGATTTGAAAATGAAACTTTTTTAATAAATCCATTCTACTGGGGAGAAGATGAAGATATTCAAGATGAGCCAAACTTTATATTTAAGCCAATGAATATAGAAATAGAGTGGTATAAATACCCCATGAGAAGTGCCTATTCCAATAAGAAAGTAACTTATGGAGATATGAAGAGAATATTAGCAACTTGTAGAGCAAGTATTAAAAATTAGATTGCGATTTAAGGCAGGTGATAGAAAAATGCTACTAAATGATGACAACTATTATAGTTTCGAAGCAGATAAAGAATATTTTTCAGTTTCTTTGTACAAGCTATTCAAACAATGTGAAGCAAAGGCAGTAGCTAAAGTCAAAGGCGAATATAGACAATCAAATAATGATGCTTTTCTACTTGGAGGTTATGTTCATAGCTTTAATGATGGGACTATAGAACAATTCAAAATAGAACACCCAGAAATGTTTTCAAGCAGGGGAACAACAAAAGGACAATTAAAAGCTACTTTTCAAATTGGAGATAAAATGATTAATGCTTTAAAAAATGACAAAGTTTGCATGAAATTTTTAGATGGCGATAAAGAGGTTATAGTAACTGGAAAACTCTTTGGAGTTAACTGGAAAGCTAAAGTTGATGTTCTTAATTTAGACAAAGGTTTCTTTGGAGATTTAAAGACAACTCAAGGAATTTATAAGAAGTATAATGGAGGGCTTAACTTCATAGAGCAGTATGGATATATTGAGCAGATGGCAGTTTATAGGGAGTTAATTAAGCAGCAGTTCAAGGTTGATTTAGTACCTTACATAATAGCTGTAACTAAAGAAGATATTCCAGATAAAGCTGTTATAAGAATTGATAAAGGTTATACAGATAATAAACTTCAAGAAATGGAGTTTTATACTGAAAGATTTCAAGCTATTAAAGAGGGAAAGGTTGAGCCTGTAGGGTGTGGTAGTTGTGATTACTGCAAGAGCGTTAATAAGGTTAGTAGAATATTAAGTCTAAGTGACTTATAGGAGGATATATGGCTAAGGTTGATATTGCTATAGATAAAATAACGAAAGTGATTGATAAGGCTGTAAAGGAAAGAGATTTTATAAAAATGATGGAATCTTATGACTTTATAGAGGGTTATGTTGAAAAAGATAGGTTTAGAAGCTTTTTAAAATTTAATAAAGAAGGAGAAGCAGTTTTGGAATTAACAAAAGATTTTCAAATGATAACTCTTAATGTTGAGGAAATGAAGAAAGTTCTTGATGACTTAAAGTTTTTAGAAAGTGAAAACTGGACACTACCATTTTAGGAGGAGATAAACAATGAAGTTTAAAGTTGGAGATAAGGTTAGAGTTAGAGAAGATTTAGTTATAGGGAATTGTTACGGTAAAGAACGTTTTGTAGATGGTATGAAAGAATATAAAGGTCAGATATTCACGATAAAAAAAATTTATGAAGGAGTTTATATTTTTGAAAAAAATATATTTAATTGGACTGATGAAATGTTAGAGAAAGTTAAGAAAGAGAAAGAAACTCAAGGAAAAACATTTAGAGAAGTTATTGCTGATATTAAAAAGGGTGAAGTTTGGGAGAGTGAAGAGAAAATTATAAGCTTAATGAACACAAATGATGTTGTTATAACTCTTAAAGATAGAGATAGGAGAATTAATTCAATGGGGTTTGTTTCTAGTACATTATATCATCTACAAAGAAAACAATATACTTTTGAAGAAGCTTTTAAGGCTTATGAGAAAGGGAAGGAAATAGAGAGTTGTTATAGTCAATATAAATATAAAAAAGAAGGTGGATTAGATTTATATTCTAAAACCGAAAATGAATGGTATGGAGAAGATAGTTTTGAAATAGATGAAATTCGTGGTAAGTGGTACATCAATAATTAGGAGGAATTGAGGTTATGACAGAGTTAGAAATAAGAGCAAATGTTGAAGCTAATAAAAAAGAGATTGTTAGCATATTAGAAACAATTGAAAGACCAGGAATGGATAGATTAATTGAATGGTTATGTAAACATGATTACTTTACTGCTCCAGCTAGTACAAGATTCCACAGTAATTACGAGGGTGGACTAGCTCAACATAGTTTAAATGTATATAGAGTTTTAAAATCTAAAGCAGAGCATTACACAGATTTAAATATTCCTTTAGAGAATGTTGCTATATGTGGTTTACTGCATGATTTATGCAAAGTTAATTTTTATACAGTAAGCACAAGAAATAAAAAGAATGATGTAACTGGAAAATGGGAAAAAGTTCCCTTTTATCAAGTAGATGACCAAGTTCCATTGGGGCATGGAGAGAAAAGCATCATCATATTAAGTAGTTTTATAAGGTTAACTTTAGATGAAATGTATGCAATTAGAGCTCATATGGGTGGATATGAACCTAAAGAGAATTGGAATGCAGTAAGTGGTTGTTGGAATAAATGCAAATGGGCGGTATTGCTTCATAGTGCAGATTTAGAAGCTAGTTATATTTACGAAGAACATTTGGAGGTTTAGTCAATGGCTTTAGATGCATTAAGGGTTATAAAGGCAACTTTAGACAAGGTTGGTCCTTCCCTTACAAATAGTGAGTTAAGTGAAATAGGACTTATATTAATTAGGGGGCTTAAAAGATTAGAGGAGGAAAAGGAAGATGAACAAGGTTAATATTATCGGGAGATTGGGGAAGGATTCAGAGCTTAGAACTGCTGGAGAAACTAAAGCATTAAATTTTAGTATTGCGGTTAATGATGGTTTTGGTGATAAGCAAAAATCATACTTCTTTGATGTTGTATTATTCGGGAAGAGTGCAGAAAGTTTAGCACAATACTTAATTAAAGGAACTCAAATTGGAGTCACTGGGAAGTTAGTACAAGAGAAGTGGCAAGATCAAAACGGAAATAATAGATATGCAGTTAAAATTGTTGCAGATAGTTATGATGGAATTAATCTATTAGGTGTCAAAAATAATAACAATAACAAAAGTGTAGGAAGTCAAGAAAACAATGTAGATAACTGGGAAGGTCTAGACACGCCTATAGATGATGGCTCAATGCCTTTTTAGAGGTGAAATGCTATGGAGATATTAAACAGAAATGAAATAAGAGCCGATAAAAGGGAACTTGTTAAAAAGGCTAAGAAAAAGGCGGAGTTTGCTAAAAAGCTTACTCCCCTTCAACAAGAGTACATTAATGATGTAGTTGAAGCTGGAAAGGATTATGCAAGAATTGTATTAATGAATTGTTTTGATGTTAGTGTTCAAGGGGCGTTAATTGAATGCACCGATTTAAAATATAAAGACATTGAAAAAGTTATTACCAGGTGCGGTGAGCTTATGAGGGAATGCAAGGAAGTATTAGAAACTATGAATACGGAGGAGAGAATTATGTCAGTAAAAAAGATTGAAAATGAAGTTGCTGAAAAAATAGCAAACATGATATTTGAAGGAATGGAAAGAAAAGATATTGTTAAGAAAATAAGAGCTGAATACAAGGGAACAGGCTTAACTACACCAGAGATTAATATTTATTGGAAAAAAGAAATGGAAAGTTATGAAAGGTTCATGGCAGAGCAAGAAGGAATTAAAAAAGCTATGGAGATAAGCGAATCGGTTAAGGATAAAGACATTGAAAAAGCTATAGAGTATATATTTGAGGAAAAGAAGGAAAATAAATCTTCTAAAGGCAAAAAGAAAGATAAAAAGGTTGTTGAGCCTGTAGAAGTAAAGGAAGTTGCAGAGGTTAAGGAAATGAGTAAATTCAAAGTTAGTAATAAGGTTGTTAAAGTTGTTAGCTGTGATGTTACTGGAGAACATGGAGAATATGAAATTAATGGCGGAGTTTTAACAATCAAGGGGAGTGATGATGCATTTGTAAATATTCCAGCAGTTCAAAATTGGGCTAGTGATAGAAGAGAAGCTCTTTTAAAAGAAATAGACAAGCTTAATAACCTTGAAGGTGAAGTTATAGAAGTCATCAAAGAGTTTATGTAGAAAGTGAGAGAACAAAAATGATAGATAAAATAATATTTGAATTATTACTTAAGGATGGCGATGAAACTCATTTTATAGAAAATGCTAATGTTTATTTTGATTTTTAAGAATTAATAAAAGAATTAATAAAAATTAAATATGACATAAGGTATTGCAAAAATAAAGATTGTTGTTGTCATCCAGAACATAGAATAAAAGAATTAATGAAAAATAAAAAGCTACTAGAGTTCCTTAGAAATTATTGTTATAAAGATATATCTAAAGACATTTTAGAATTAGTAACAAATTATGAACCTAAGATAGCAAAAGGAATATATGAGGATTAGAGAATAATTTGAAATTATTGCGAAGGAAGTGATTAATTTGACAATTGAAGAAGTAAAGAAGCTAAAGTTAATGGTTGTTGAATTGGAATTAATAAAGAATGAAGAAGCATTTTCGGAAAAAGATATTAAGGCGATAGCAGAAGGTCAAGAGAAGATAATTAATAAACAAGATGAATTAATAGATTATATGTTATCACTTTTACAAGGATAATGATTATATTGTTCATTAAATAAGGAGGAGAAAAATGAGAGAAATTAAATTTAGAGCATGGGATAAACATTATAAAAGGTTTAGGGATATTGTATTGAGTAGTCCTATAAGTGCATTAAACAACAATGAAATTGATGAGAGATTTGAATTAACTCAATACACAGGATTAAAAGATAAAAATGGGAAAGAAATATATGAAGGTGATATAGTCCAGTTTACAGATAATTATAATACTGATATTCCACCTCATATTGGTGTAGTTAAATTTAATAACGCAAGCTTTTATATTACTGATGGTGCATATAGTTGTTATAGATGGATAGATATAAATGTTGAGATTATAGGTAATATATATGAAAATTCAGAGTTAATATAATGAACAATTCAAAAATATTGTGAAGAAAGGTGAAATTAAAGTGAAACAGATAGATAGAGTATTTTTAGATGATGAAGGAAATAAAACTTGTAAAGATGGCGATTTAGTTCATTGGTTTACGTGTATGGAGTGTAATGAACACGTAATTGCAAAAGAGGTGTATAAAAATCAAAATGTAGTATGTCCTTTTTGTAAAAATAAATTTAAAGTTAGGATTTATAAGAATGGAAGAATT